AGGTAGTCTTATAAAAGAAGCTGCTAGTTCTTTGTCAGCAGCAGGTTCTTTAACTGCGGTAGCTGTAAGTCTAGGAGCTATAAAGTCGGGTGCTTCTTCTTTAACTGGAAGTGCCTCAGTATCTGCAACAGGCTCAAATGTTATATATGCTGAGTTTGGTGGTGTAGATACAGAAATTACAAGAATAACTGAAGACGGAAATACAAGAGTTACCGAAGACAGTAATGTTAGAATTACCTTTGAACTTACTAATTCAGGTGTAAGTTCTATAACACCTCAGCCAACCTTTATTCTATTTTCATCGACAGCTTATATTAAAGAAAATGGTGTATGGAAAATATTTGATCCTTATGCTAAATACGAAGGTTCTTGGGTAGAACCTGAAAAGGTCTACTACAAGGAAGGTACATCATGGCGAAGAGCACACTAAGTGAGGGCAGTTGGACTATGACTAAATCAATACCTATTAGTTTTATCCTAGCCATCATTGGTCAGACAATAGCTCTAGTCTGGTATGTTTCTAGTCTAGACAATGCTATAGAAAATAATAAAAAAGATTTAATTAGACATGAGACAAGAATAGAAGCCTTAGAAGCTGTTGTTCAAAGTCAAGCTGTTACACTTGGTCGTATGGATGAAAACATTAAAGCTATAAGAAACTCAGTGGAAAAGATGGCAAATAGGGATACGGAGCAATAAATTAAGTGGCTATCAGAGAACAAATAAAAACTGCTGCTGAAAACAGTTTAGTTACATTTATTAATCTGGTAGCTCCTGAACAGGTACTTGGGCAATGCCACGAAGATGTCTGTGAGTGGTGGACAAGACAGGATGCTAAACCATTCCAACTTCTTTTGTTTCCAAGGGATCACGGTAAGTCAAGATTAGTAGCTTACAGGGTAGCTTGGGAACTAACTAAAGACCCAACACTTAGAATACTTTACATATCAGCTACAGCTAACCTAGCTGAAAAACAATTAGGGTTTATTAAAAATATACTAACCTCTAAGATATATCGTATGTACTGGCCTGACCATGTACACGAAGAGGAAGGTAAGAGAAAAAAGTGGACAGGCTCAGAGATAATGCTTGACCATCCACTTAGGGAGAAAGAAAATGTTCGTGACCCTTCAATCTTTACTGGTGGGCTTACTACTTCGCTTACAGGCTTACATTGTGACATCGCTGTCTTGGATGATGTCGTGGTGTATGAAAATGCTTACACAGGTGAAGGACGCAATAAAGTTAAAAGTCAATACTCTCTTCTCTCGTCTATTGAAGGTGCTGAAGCTAAAGAGTGGGTCGTAGGTACAAGGTATCACCCATCTGATTTGTACCAAGACTTACAGCAAATGGTTGAAGAAGTCTTTGATAAAGACGGTAATCAAATAGGTGAAGAAAGTATTTACGAAACCTTTGAGCAACCAGTAGAAGGCAGGGGTGATGGAACAGGGGAGTTCCTTTGGCCTCGACAACAACGTAAAGATGGGAAATGGTTTGGGTTCGATATTGCAATTCTTGCTAAAAAACGAGGCAAGTACTTGGATAAAGGTCAATACCGAGCACAGTATTACAACGATCCATCTGACCCTGACAATGTTCCTGTAGGTAAAGAAAAGTTTCAGTACTTCGATAGGAAACACCTACGTCAGGAAAGTGGTTACTGGTACTTTAGGGATGAGAAACTAAACGTATATGCAGCAGTTGACTTCGCATTTAGTTTGTCTAAGAGAGCCGACTACACAGCTATTGTTGTCGTAGGAATAGATGCTGACAATAATATTTATGTCTTAGATATTGACAGGTTTAGGACGGACAGGATTACTGAATACTTTGAACACATACTTCATCTATCTACTAAGTGGTCATTCCGTAAACTAAGGGCTGAAACAACGGTAGCTCAGGTAGCTATTGTTAAACAACTAAAAGAACTAATCAAACAACACGGCTTATCTATTAGTATAGATGAGTACAGACCTAACAAAAACCAAGGTAATAAGCAAGAACGTATATCTTCTATCTTAGAACCTCGTTACGATAACATGGCTATATGGCACTACAGAGGCGGCAATACTCAAGTACTTGAAGAAGAACTATCTTCTCGTAACCCACCACACGACGATGTGATTGATGCCTTAGCATCTGTGGTGGACATGGCAGTAAAACCCTCTCGCACTGTACGTAGAAACACAGATAACGTAGTACAGTTTAATCAAAGATTTGGTGGAGTTTCCTTCTAATGTCTGGAACAACGATTGACCTTGACACACTTATCGAACCTCACGCAATAGCCTCAGATATTGCTGATCGTTGGACTACGTGGAATAACTCTCGTCAACAAAAAATTGAAGAGTGGAAAGAACTACGTAACTATCTGTATGCTACTGATACTCGTACTACATCTAATAATAAACTACCTTGGACTAATAGTACAACCACACCTAAGCTAACACAGATTGCTGATAACCTTCACGCTAATTATTTCTCAGCCTTGTTTCCTCAGAAGCGTTGGTTTAGGTTTGAAGCTAATGACCAAGAGTCAGACATCAAAAGTAAACGTGATGTTATTCAGGCTTACATGGAAAACAAAGTCCGTCAGTCAGACTTTGAGAATACAACGGGCCGACTAATCAACGACTACATCCAGTATGGTAACTGCTTCGCTACTGTTGATTTTGTAAGGGACTATACTGAGTACGAAGACGGTGAACGTGCAGTAAACTATGTTGGCCCTAAGCTAGTACGTATATCTCCCTTTGATATTTGCTTTAATCCTTTAGCTCCATCCTTTGCTGACTCACCTAAGATTATTAGGTCAGTTCTTACTAAGGGTGAAATCAAACGTAAGATAGATGAGACTGTTGACAATGAGTATATGACAGGCATCTTTAATCGTATGATGTCTAATCGTGTGTCTTACTCAGGTTCTAACATAGATGTACATAAGGCTCATGGTTTCTTAGCTGATGGCTTCTCAGATATTAAACAGTATTATGAATCAGACTATGTTGAAATCCTTACGTTCTACGGTGACATCTATGATGGTGACACAGGTGACTTCCACAAGAATCGTGTGGTAACAGTAGTTGACAGAGCATATGTTTTGTCTAACGAACAGAACCCTAGTTGGTTAGGTAAGGCTCCTGTCTTCCACGCAGGTTGGAGAGAACGTCCTGACAACCTATATGCAATGGGACCACTGGATAACTTGGTCGGTATGCAGTATCGTATTGACCACCTAGAAAACCTTAAGGCTGATGTCTTCGATCAGATTGCATATCCAATTCTTAAGATACGAGGTGATGTAGAGGACTTTGACTTTGAACCTGCAGCACGTATTTACATGGGTGAAGAGGGTGACGTAGGCTACCTAGCTCCTGATGCAACAGCACTTAACGCTGACTTCCAGATTCAGAACCTTGAAGGTAAGATGGAAATGTTAGCAGGTGCTCCAAGGGAAGCTATGGGTATCCGTAGTGCAGGTGAGAAGACAGCCTTTGAGGTTGGTCAGCTTATGACAGCCGCAGGTCGTATCTTCCAACACAAGACAGCACACTTTGAAAGAGTATTCCTTGAGCCAATTCTTAACTCAATGCTTGAAGCTGCACGTAGGAACATGGACTATGCTGACACAGTACGTGTACTAAACGAGGACAGTGGTCTGTTTTTCTTTGAGGAAATTACCAAGGAAGACATTAAGGCTAACGGCAAGATTATCCCTATGGGTGCTAGGCACTTTGCTGAAAGAGCACAGAGAGTACAAAACATTACTCAGTTGTATCAGCTTAAACTGTCTGACCCATCTATTGCGACACATATGTCAGGCAAAGAGTTTGCTCGTATATTGGCTGATGAACTTGGTGAGCCAACCTTGTTCTCAGAAAATGTAGCTGTAACTGAACAAATGCAAACACAGAGGATTGCAATGGAAGCTCAGGTACAGTTTGAAGAAGAACAAGAAATCGCAGCAGAAAAAGGATTGTAAGATGCCATACAAAAAAGGTAAAGTCCAAGAATACAAAAACAAAACTAAAAAACCAATGGACAAGAAAAAGAAACCTGTTAAAAAGAAACCAATGCTAAAATAATGAAAGCCGTTTGGTTTAACAGATGTAAATCTAAAGAGGATAAGTTTGGTGTACGCCAAGCAGTCTTGTCAAACCGTGACAGTCTAGACCGCCTCAAAGAAATTCTTGAGCCTATGCTTAAGGAGACACCACCTACAGCAGACTACGATAGCCCCTCATGGGCATTTAAACAAGCTGATAGGATTGGTTATAACAGAGCACTAACCCAAGTGCTAGACATTATCAACCTAGATAAGGAATAAAATTATGGTATTTACTGACGAGTCTCCAACCAAAGAGACAGATCAGACTGAGCAGACGCAAGAAGATACTCAAACCCAAGAGTCTTATTTGCAGAAACTCGTTCAGGCAAAGGGAGAGAACTGGAGTAATCCTGAAGTACTAGCCAAAGGCAAACTAGAAGCTGATGGTTATATTTCAAATCTTGAAAGTCAACTCACAGAATTGCGAGAAGAACTTAATAAACAAGACTACTCTAAAACTTTACTCGACCAACTTCAAGAACAGGCCGCTGACCCTACTACAGCAAAACTTGGAGAGCCTTCTAATAATAGTAGCACTAATTCACAGAATACCACTGCTAGTCTTAGTGAGGATGACCTTAAGAGCCTTGTTGAAAAAACACTTACAGAACGAGAAAAAGGTACGGCTCTAGCTAATAACCTTTCTCTTGTCGATCAAGAGTTAGAAAAAAGTTTTGGTACTGAGGCAAAAACCAAGGTAGCAAACAAAGCTAAAGAGCTAGGCATGTCAATGGAACGTATGCGTGAAATTGCTGCTGAATCTCCACAGGCTTTCTTTTCTCTTATCGGTGAACCAGAAAAAACCTTTAGCCCTATGGTGCAAGGTTCGGTTCGTACTGAAGGTGTTAATATGCAAAACTCTACGGAACGTGACTTCAGTTACTATCAAAAACTCCGTAGAGAAAATCGTAACTTGTACTATTCTGCCAAGACGCAACAACAAATGTTTCAAGACAAAGACCGTCTTGGTGAAAAGTTTGGTGCATAATAAAGGAACTTAGACTATGGCTATGACCACATCTAATACTTCGTTCCTGCAACGTGCTCAGGTCTACTCATCAGAATTGAAAGAAATTCTACGTGATGAGATGATGGCACAACGGTATGTGCGTATGCTTGATGGTTTTCCTGACGGAAACACTTTCAACATTCCATCTATCGGGCAGGCTCAGGTAGACGACTATACAGAAGACAGTGCTGTTACTTACCGTCCACTCGACACAGGTAACTTCACATTCTCAGTTGACAAATACTTGTCATCTGCTACCTACATGACCAAGAAGGCTGAACAAGACACGTTCTATTCTAATGAACTAATGTCTCGTTTTGTTCCTGAACAAGAACGGTCAATCATGGAGCACTTTGAGACAACTACTCTTGCGGCTGCTGACACAGGCAACGCAAACAGTAACCGTTCTCTTAACGGTGTCAACATGCGTATCGCAGGTGGTGCATCAGGTGTAATCGAACTCGCAGACTTTGCGTATGCTCGTTATGCTCTGAAAAAACAGCACGTACCTGACAGCAATTTGGTAGCTATCGTTGATCCATCAGTAGAGTTTCAATTGAACTCTCTGTCAAACCTTGTAAACGTGTCAAACAACCCACGTTTTGAAGGTGTAGTTCGTGACGGTATCGCAACTGGTATGCGTTTCGTAGCAAACGTATATGGTTTCGACGTATATTGTTCAAACTTCTTGCCTGACTCCAATTCTACAGACACGATCCTAGAACGTAACGGAAGCACAGACACCGATGTAGGTTCTGCAGCTAAAGTTAATCTGTTCTTCTCTGCGGATCAGTCTGTAAACCCATTCGTGGGTGCATGGCGTCAGATGCCAGAGGTTGATTACGATTACAACAAAGACAACCAACGGCATGAGTTTGTAACTACTGCTCGTTACGGTGTTAAGTTGTACCGTCCTGAGAACATGGTTCAAATTGTCGCTAAGACAACCATCTCATAAAGGGGGTATAATTTATGTCTTATGTAAACGCAGACGGTTTGGAAATCCTTACTTCAGGTGAGGCAGGAACAGCCGCAAAAAAAGGTACAGTCCTCTCTGGACACAAGAAAGCTCTTGTATTGAACTTGACAGGAACAGAGTTACCCTCTGGTGCTGCAACACCTCAAGACCATGATGCTTTCATCCCTGCAAACTCTTACATCACATCAGCAACTGTAATTATTTCAACAGCTTTCACTTCAGGTGGTTCAGCTACGTTGACAGTTGGTGCTTATCAGCAAGATGGTTCTACCATTGATGCCGATGGTGTTGATGCGGCTGTTGCTTTGTCGGCTCTTAACGCCACAACAAAAGCAGTAGCTTGTGATGGTGCTCTTGTTGGAGCAGCTTTGTCTGTAGGTGATAACGATTGTTACATCGAAGCCTACTACGGCACTGCGGCCTTTACCGCAGGTGAAGCCAAGTTGGTTATTGAGTACATCGAACCTTAAACTATTAGGATGTCCTTAGTTTTCTAGGGGCATCCTTAACTTTTCTCTTGACAACTCTGTTGAAATAGTATATAATGTCTTTACTGAGGCAGGGGCTAAAGGATAAACAATGGCTAACGTACAACACAGTGCTCTTACTGGTAGTGATCTTCACGAACCTAAAGGTGTAGCTTCAGCTACGGCAGGTAAGGTGTATATATCTAACGGTTCTGGTAGTGGTGCTTGGACTTCAGCAGG